TAGTTCTGTTATTTACTGCATCATAATAATGTGTTGTTTGATTAGGAGAAAACCTGTTATCTGTATTAGTAAGAACAACTGTAACTGCAGCTGGATTAAAATCAGCTAAGTTTGTTGCTCTACCTCTAGTAATAGTAAATCTTCTTAAATAAGTAGAAACATCAGTAAAAGTTTGTGTGCTATCTAGTGGATTAGAGTCAAAAGCAATTTCTACTGTTAAATCAACATTAGAATCAAAAGGAACACTCATTATCTGATTGCATAACCTTTTCTGGCTTTTCTTTCCTCTGTAACTTGTAAGAAGTCCTCTGCATTATCAGCTAGATCTACAGTTACTTTTATTTCTTGTTGTGCAAAAGCTCTTGTTACTGCTGAAACATCTTCTCCTAAGAAACTAAAATTACCACCTGTATCAATACTAGATCTACCACTATTAAACTGCCCCTGAAAACCACCTGTAGTTAAAATTGGCTTTATTGCTGCTACTTTTTCTCTTTCATCAATAATTTTTTTAGCATCTTCAATAGCTTTCTGTGTTTCTTCATTACCTATCATAAAATCTTCTGGTATTCCTGCCTCTTCAAGTTGCTCACTTATAATTACAGATAAAGGCTTGTTGTTAACTTTTTCTAATAGTTCTAAATATTTTGTGTAAATCTCATTAAAGATATCTCCATAACTTACTCCTAAGCTATCAGCTAAAGCCTCTAAAGTTTCTTTAAAATCATCTGCACTAAATAAATCTGTTACCTCCTGTAGGTCATTTATAGCATCTATTTGCTCTTGTATAGCAGAAGTGCTTTCATCAACAGCAGACTCTACTTCTGACTCAATATCTGCTAAATTCTTTTTGGCATCTCTTAACTCTTCTGATTCTCTAGTTAGTTCAAACTCAACATCTTTTAGTTTTTCCTGTGCAACTGCTAATTCCTCAGTTACATCTTTTCCCTGTCTTTGGAAAAAAGTTAACTCAGCTATTTCTTGTTGTAATTGTTTTTTCTGTAAAGCTTCCTCAGCTGTTGATAATGCTTCTTTTCTCTGTGCTTCTGCAACAGCATTTTTTGCATCTTCTAGTTCTTGATCCTTATCTACAGTTTCTTGATTAACTTTATTAATAAATCCATAAACCTTAGCTAATTTATTAAGAGTAGGTAATAAGTCTTTATCTATTTTTTCTTTGTATTTACCCTGTGCAGTAATTAATGGATTTATAATTTGTCTTTGTTTCTGCATAGACTTATTAATAATCTCCTGTGCATTGGCATAATTATCAAGTTGTTTTGCTAACTCTTCTGTTGTTGCTTTTTGTGCTTTAGATTTTTCTATTTCAATAGATCTTACAATTCCTAAACCTTTTAAAGCTGCTGTAATCATTTCAAATCTTGATAAAGTTTTTTCATCTAAATCAAAAAGTTTAGTTTCTCCATCTCCAAAATTTCTAATCTGTTCAAATAGTTCAACTGTACCTAAAACAACTAGATTTAGATCCTGAAATCTGTTAATTAGCTCTGGTGTTGAATCTTCTCTTAATTCATTAAAAACTCTAAGAACTTCTCCTGCAGCAGGTATTAACTCTTCTCCAAGCTCTTCTCTTAATTCTTGTGTAGCAGATCTAGCAATTAAAGTCTGTGCTGCAAATCCTGCTGCTTCTCTAGCTGCATTACCCTGCTGAACAGAGGATCTTTCAAATATTAATGCACTTGTTGCTAATGCTTTTTCTTGTCTTGTTAATTCATCAGCACTACTTTTACCTGTTTGCTCAAAAGCTTTAGTTTGTACCTCAGCTTCTGTTATAGCTATACCATAAGTCTTTAGTGCTTCCCTCTCTCCTACTAATGCTGATCTAAAAGCTTGTAGAACAGGAGCTGCACCTGCTGTAATGTTGTTAAATGATGCAATATCTCCTGCTAAATCAAAAAGTTCTGATGATAAGTCTGCTGACTCTTCTTGTGTGAAACCTATACCCTGTGCAACTGAGCCAAAGACTGAGATTAATTGCTGTGCCTCTGCAGTTGTTAAACCAAATAAATTAGCATTTTCTTTTAATTGACTGTTTAATTTCTCTGCAGCTCCACCAAAAGTAGTACCAAAAGCTCCTGCAGCTTCTTGTGCTGCTGATGCTGCTTGAATTGCTGATAAGGAAAAATCTAAAAGAGATTTACCTGCTATTGTTGCTGCACCTGCAATAGCAAACTTACTAGCCCCAGACATACCTGCAGCAAATTGTGCATTAGCTTTAGAAGATTTGTTAACAGAATTATCAACACCTTTAATATCTTTTTCAAATTTATTAAGTTGTCTACCTGCTTTATCAACTCCAATGAGTTTTAAAAACATTTCCAAAGTGGCTCTAGCCATCTTTTTATCTCCTCAGTTTAGATTTTGCTCTGGCTTCTGTCATAGCCTTATGCTCTTTTTTATTCTTATCTATGTAGTATAACTTCCAAGACTCAAATTCCTCAACACTCATACTTTTTCTAAGAGTATCAACAGTCATTCCTAAATCTAAAGCTAATCTAAATTCAAAAGCTAGTTCTGTATTATTCTGGAAACTGATCAGCTATATTAGCTTGATCCTCCTTAGTCCAAGCCATGCACCTGTAAATCCCTATAAGGACTTTATCAACTATTGTTGGTGTTGCTTTAGAATAAAACTCTTCTACTTGATCTAATGTTTCAAACTCAGGATCTTTTAATCCTTTAAGCAATAGATGTTTTTCAAAGAGAATCTCATCTCTAGCTCCATCAACTTCTGATAATTTATTTATCTCAACTGCATCTGCTTTAGTTAAGCCTGTAACAATAACTGTTGCATCCCATTCAGAAATCTCTATTTCTTTAGTAGGAAGTGCAGGAGCATTAGATATATCATCTAGTTTAAGCCTCTTCAAGATAACCTCTTTTCTGTTGTGAATTACTTAATTATATTTTAAGCAGTTCCCTCAGTTACATCTCCAGAAACTTGAAAAGCAGCTGTAAAAGTAACAGCTCCACCAATATCAGGTGTTCTATCATAAGAAGTCATTATTGCTTCTCCTGATGCTTTAGGATTTCCTCCTGTAGTTCCAATTGGATAGAACTCAAAAGATCCCTCTGCTCCAAGTATTCCAGATAAGTAACCATCAACAGTTGCATCAAAAGAGCCTGAGATTGTTAGTGTTGCATCTTTAAGTCCTGCTACAAAAGCTTTAGAACTATTACTAAATGCTGAAACCTCAGCTACATCAGCAGTTCTTGAAATAGAAACATCAGTAAGAACATCAGAGATATCTCTTAAAGTTCCACCAGAATCATCAATCTTGAATGCTGCATTCTTTCCATGTGTAAATGTTGGCATTTATCTTTCTCCTCTATATTTATTTCTGTGCAAAACTAACTGCTGCTGTTATGCTACCTGATCCACCAAAAGTTAGAACAGCTCTTGCATATCTTGCAGGATTAGTATCACTTGTCTTTAATTCTGATGTTGTACCTGTTGCCTGAGTAAAAGTTATATAATCAGAAAAAGTTACATTATCAGCACTTGTTTGTATTTTAACATCTAATGTTGGAGATCCACTACTTACAGTACAATGTAGCACTCCTGCACCACCATTAGTTCCTGCTGCTCCATAATCTACTCCTACTTCATTAGATGAACTTGTTATAGCTGTTGGAGCTAATAAGCTCTTACCATTATAAGCATCTCCATCAAATTGGAATGCTACAGCTACTGCAACAACTGAGCCAATGTCTGCTGATCTATCATAAGAAGTTTCAATGACATTACCAAACTCTGTAGGATTGCCTCTTGTATGTCCAATAGGAGCAATAGTAAAAGCACTACCTGAGCTTCCTAGTTGTGATAAAAACTCTGCATCTGCATCTGGACTTGAACTCTCAAAATAACCTGAAAGAGTTGCAGTTCCATCTTTTAATCCTGAAACATAAGTTTTAGAACTTGCTGTGAATGTTGAAGTTTCAGCTACATCTGCTGTTAAAGATACACTTGCATCTGTAAGTGTTGTAGATAGATTTGTATTATCTAATAGTACAACAGCATTTTTACCATGATTAAATGTTGGCATTTATTCCTCTTCCTCTTTAGCCATTTTACTATCAAATTTTACTGCAGCTTTATTCTTTATCAAACTTTTAGCAATTTTGTCTGGTACTTCACAGATCTCTCCTGCTTCACACCTTATTTCTTTACCATCCTTATCTGGATAGTTACTTCCAATTAATATTTTTATTTTCATTATGCTATTACCTCTATATTGAATGTTACACCAAGAAAGCTAGTTCCCTGTGTTACTTCATACTCTCCATAATCTGTTGCACTTATAACTCTAACAGACATAGCAGCACCTCCCAAAGTTGGATCACTCTCTATAGCTGCTTTAACTGAGGTTGCTCCAGAAGAGGCTAAGTAAGCATCTACACCATCTTGTGCAGTCTGTGCATCTACTCTTGATATATACACCACTATAGGTATCTCATAGGTATCTGAGCCTCTAGCCATTGTTGAATCATAGTTTAAACTATTTAATGGAGCTACTAATGCTATAGGTGGCTCAATCCAGTCTGGCACATACTCATAAGCAGTTAAACCAGATATTGTTTCTAAATTTGTTTTTAAACCATCTCTTATTGCTGTTAAGGTAGCCATTACTTTACACTCCTAGCTATATCTCTTGCTATAGATTCTAACATATCCTCTGCTCCTGCTTTTATTTCTTTTTGCTTTTCATACACAACACCACCAACAAAAGGTTTCATTTTTAAACCTCTCTTAGATATTGCTCTAGCAACTAAGAATGGATTTAGTTTAGGTTGTCCTCTCTTTGCCCACTTAGCAAGACTAGATCCCTCTTTATAAGGTGGAAAGAATGGCTTTGTTCTCTTTACAGGACTAAACCCTCTAAAGATTGGTTTACCATGAATAAAAGGAGCTGTAGGACTACTAGAAGCTAATTTAAAGCCCTCAGACATCCTTAGCCTGTTAGTGTTACCTAATTTAGCAGTAAACACACTTCTCCTAGTATTACCTGTGTTTTTATTACCTCTACCTGCTTGTGATCTAGGAGATGGTTGATTTTCTAAAGCATTAAGAGAATCTT